GGGTTTTGCGTCCGCTACCACCCTTGGCGGACGCAAAGGCGGACGCAAAACCCCTTGCTATTACTGACTTTCTTCTTGGCGGACGCAAAAAGGGGGTATTTAACGCACAGAAAGAAAACGCCATGCAGGGGGGGGGATGAGAGGGGTATGACACGCATAAGGGATAAGGGTTTTTGGGGGTTTTTGCGTCCGCCTAGTGTTTGCAAGGCTTTTGGCGTCCGCCTTGCGTCCGCTTGCGTCCGCCTCTAGTCCCTGACTGGGTTTTTGCGTCCGCCCCCCACATGAGCCTCATCGAAACCAAAATCCGATTCACCGCCTCCGAGCTGGAGGCCATTGACGCAGCAGCAGCAGCCACCGGCATGAGCCGCAGCGCCTACGCTCGCCAGCGCGTTACAAACTGCGACAGCGGTAAGCTCAGCCTCACGCCATCTGCATACCATGCGCTGGTTGCAGATGCCGCCACCTTCATGCGTGGTGATCTCAACCGGCATCATGTTGAAACCCTCGTCGCCTATGTCATCCGAAGACTTGGTGAACATCAGCCCGAAGCAGTCGCCGGTGATCACCCGGCTCCATGACTGCTTCATTCAGGCATTGGCCTACGCCGCTGCCATCCGCGACAATGCTCAAGACGATCGCCAGCCCATCCCGGCTGAACTCGTCGCCAGCTTTGCCGCTGACATGGATCGCATCATCACCACACTCACCCAAGCAGCAACGCTGTGAAAATCACCGCATCACAAACCGACCTCTCTCAACTGCTGGCCACCGTTGCTCCAGCCGTTAGCACCAGCAACACGCACCCCATCCTCGGTTGCGTGCTGCTGGTCGCCAATCCCGGCAAGCTCATTGCATCTGCCTACAACCTTGAGCTAGGTATCACCGCAAGCTGCGTTGCAGCAGTTGAAACCGAGGGTTCGATATGTCTGCCTGCAAAAATGCTGCAGGCCATTGTCAGCCGCTCCGACGACGATGACACCATCAGCCTTGATGCCGATGGCACCCTCGTCGCCGCTGGCAGCACCTACCACCTGCCCCCGCAAGATGCCGCTGATTTCCCCGACTTGCCTGCCATCACCGGCAAAGGCCGTCAGATGGACCTAGGGGCCGCTGCAAGGGCTGCATTGACCTGCGCAAGCACCGACACCGCTAAGGGCATCCTCGCGGGCGTCAACGTGGCTGACGGGCATGTCTGCGCCACTGATGGCCATCGCTGCCTCCGCTGGCCTCTGGAGGGCGCTGCAGGCGTCTCCGTGACGCTTCCGGCCGCTACCGTCAAGCTGATCGGTGCGCAACCCGCTGTGATCAGCGTTGACAAGGGTCAAGCCGCCATCATGCTGCCCGATGCCACCATCCACAGCCGCGTCCTGGATGGCACCTATCCCGAGGTGGCAAAGCTCATGCCGTCCACCTTCACCGCTGAGATCACCTGCGACCGCCACCGCCTCACTCGTGCCCTAGAGCGCGTTGCGGTCGTGGCTGAAGCGCACAACTCCGTCGTGAAACTGGCCGCAGCTGATGGCGTGCTCACCATCACCGCCGAAGCCGATGGCCGCAATGGTCGCGAGCAGCTCACATGCACCGGCGGCAGCGGTACATGGGCTTTTAATGTCCGCTACCTGCTCGATGGCCTGCGCATCTACCGCGATTGCACGGCAGTCACCATCCACGGCAACACGCCAACCACGCCGGTTATTGTCACTGGTGACGATATGGGTGTATCGTACCTAGTGATGCCAGTTCAGATCAGAGAGTGAAACCAGCGCGTAGACACTACAAGCTGAACGATGCCGTAATCAAGAAGGTGCGCTTTCTCTGTGAGTACGGCGCACCCCTTGAACACATCGCGCCGGCTGTTGGTGTCAGCTATCCAGCCATAAAAATCTGGCTAAGCAACGCAAAAGGTGAAAACCCTACTGAGCAAGAGGTAGCTCTTTTAGCTGCTGTTAATGAAGGTCGCGCTGCAGGTGGCCTTCGTTTAGCTAGCAAGATCGCTGAATCTGCTGATGCTGGTGATACGCGAGATGCGCAATGGTTGCTGACGCATTCACCAGCATTCCGCAGGCATTACAGTGATAATGCAGCTGTAACCCGTGCATTTAGCGATGGCGTGCAGGCATGCGTTGCTGCCGTGCAAGCCGCAGGGCTGACACCAGAGCAGGAGCGTGCGGTGTTGCTGCAGATCAGCGCACGCACTGGTGAGAAGTTAGTTGAGACTGACTAACCCCGTCACCGCACGCCTTGCATCGCTGGAGCTTGAACGCAACAGCAGCAGAGCGCTTTTTGATGCAGGCCAGGCATTGGCTGCCATCAGGGCTGATCTGCACCCCGGTCAGCTTGCATTTGTTGACGACACCACCGAGATCCTTGGCATCAGCGCTGGCTATGGCGCCGGCAAGACACGGGCGCTATGCGCCAAGGCCGTAGCACTGGCCTGCGCTAATCAGGGTTTCATCGGCGCTGTGATGGAGCCCACCGGCCCGCTGATCCGCGACATTTGGCAGAACGACTTTGACGACTTCCTTGAGTCGTATTCAATTCCCTATACCTTCCGGGCTAGTCCGCTACCTGAATACACACTGCATCTGCCTGGCGGTGATACCAAGATCTTGTGCCGTAGCTTCGAGAATTGGACGCGGATCATCGGCCTTAACCTTGCATGGGTATTGGCTGATGAAATTGATACCGTAACACCCAGCATTGCCAACAGGGCATTCCCCAAGATCCTCGGTCGTTTGCGTTCTGGCAACACGCGGCAGTTTGCGGCAGCCAGCACACCAGAGGGCTACCGCTGGCTGTGGCAGACCTTCGCCAGTGATGACGCCAAAAGTAGAAGCGACCGACGTTTGATCAAGATGCGCACTGCAGATAACCCGCATCTGCCGGCGGATTTTATCAATCGCCTTGAGGCCAACTACGACCCCAACCTGCTTCAGGCATACCTCAATGGTGAGTTCGTCAACCTCACCACGGGCCAGGTGTACGACCGCTTTGATCGCGGCAAGCATGTCATCTCAGAGCAGCCTGCCTTTGACCGCGAACCACTGCGCGTTGGCTGCGACTTCAACATCGGCAACATGTCGGCGGTCATCACGATCCGGCTCGGCAGCCGCCTTGTGGTCGTTGATGAGATCAGCGGTGCGCATGACACCGATGCCATGGCGCAAGAATTGAAGCGCCGCTATTCCGACCATCGCATCTTTGTTTACCCAGATGCCAGCGGCGGCAACCGCAGCACTAATGCCACCCAAACCGACATCCAGATCCTTGAGTCCTATGGCTTCAGCAACCAGTCACCACGTAGCAATCCTCCCGTCCGTGATCGCGTGGCTGCTGTTCAAGCTTTGCTGGAGAACGGCAAAGGTGAAGTGCGCTTGCAAATCCACAACAGCTGCCGCAGGTTGATCGAATGTCTAGAGCTGCAATGCTGGACTGAAAAGGGCGAGCCTGATAAGGACGCCGGCCACGATCACATGAATGATGCGCTCGGCTACGTGATCTGGCGTGAGTTCAACCCACTGTACGCTGGTGCTGGCCGCAGCACTGGGGTTAGAGTGTATTGAGCGCAGGCCATGCAATGACATACGCCACAAGCGATGCTGTCGGACTGGAGTTCGCTAAAGCGATTGGCCTTGAAACCCGCAACCTTGCAAGCTTTAGCATTCACTTCCGTGCTGGTCAGCTAGTGGCATGTGATGCAGAGTATTTTGTGGAGAAGGAAGCCCTCAGCCCTATGACTGAGATCATCAGCAAGCGATACCACCTCACCGAACGCCAGTGACCTATTCCACCTTCAGCACTAGGCCACTGCAGCAGCGTGCAGTAACGCGCGTACAGGATCCAGCCCAGGCGTGGTACGCCATGGAGGAATACTGGCTGCTGATCGAGGATTTGATGGGTGGCACCTCGCAAATGCGCAAGCGGCATCGCCGCTACCTGCCGCAGGAACCGCGCGAGGCAGACGACAGCTACGACAACCGCCTGTCCCGTAGCGTCTGTCCGCCTTACTACCAGCGGCTTGAGCGGATGCTGGCTGGAATGCTGACCCGCAAACCGGTGCGGCTGGATGACACCAGTGATGTGATCCGTGAGCAGTTGTTCGATGTTGACCAGCAAGGCAACGACCTGAACGTATGGACATACGAAACCGCACGGATTGCGATCCGCTACGGCCACGTCGGCGTATTGGTTGATGCCCCGACTGATGGCGGGCGCCCGTATTGGGTGACCTACAGCCCACGGCAGATCCTTGGTTGGCGGACTGAGCGCAAGGACGGCAAGGCGATGCTCACCCAGCTGCGGCTGGCTGAAACCACAACCGTGCCTGATGGCGAATATGGCGAGCGCATCGTCGATCAGGTGCGTGTGCTGACGCCAGGCGCCTACCAGCTATGGCGCAGGGATGAGACCAAGGATTATGAGCTGATCGACGAAGGCACCACCAGCCTCAGCGAGATCCCGTTTAGCGTGGCCTACACCGGCCGTTGCGGCTACCTAGAGTCGCGGCCGCCGATGAGCGATATTGCCGACCTGAACCTGAAGGCGTATCAGGTGCAGTCGGACCTTGACAACCAGCTGCATATCTGTGCAGTGCCGATGCTGGCATTCTTCGGCTTTCCATCCAGCGCTGAAGAGGTATCAGCAGGCCCTGGTGAGGCGCTGGCATTTCCGGCTGAAGGCAAGGCTGAATACATCGAGCCCGGTGGCGGCAGCTTTGAGTACCAGTTCCGCAGGCTTGAGCAGCTGGCGGCACAGATCAATGAGCTGGGCCTTTCGGCGGTGCTAGGTCAAAAGCTCAGCGCCGAAACCGCAGAAGCAAAGCGCATTGACCGCAGCCAAGGTGATTCCACCATGCAGGTGATTGCGCAGAACATGCAGGATATGATCGACAACTGCCTGCAGTTTCATGCGCAATTCATGCAAGGCCGTGAGGCGCCTGGCAGTTGCCTCGTCAATCGTGACTTCGTGGGCGGCATCCTTGATCCGGGTGAGATCAAGGCACTGCTTGAGCTTTACACTGCAGGCACCATCACCCAAGAAACCTTGCTGCAGCGTCTTGCTGATGGCGAGGTGCTAGGCGATGATTTCGACGTTGAAGCCGAACTGGAGGCAACAGCTAATGCGGGAATGGATCTACCATCGGCTGGATTGGTTGATTTCTCTAATGATCAACTTGGAACCGCGTCCACCACGTAAGCAGACGCTGGATTACCACGTCTCCTTGACGCTGCCTGATGAAATCCTGGCGATCATCCGCGTCAGCTGGTACAAGGACGGCCGCGCGGATTTGGTTAATGAAGTGGTGCTGATGGAGGATGATGAAGAAGGCTTAGCTGCTTTTGCGCATGTCGTTGGTACCAGCATGACGCAGGGCGCAAATGTCAGCGTGCGATCTGCTCATCCACCTGAGGCGCTTGGTATCTACCCGTGACAACCCCCGCCAGCCTGTACCGCAATGCCATTGACCTGAACCGCTACAGCAATAGCGTTGCGCGGCGGATCATCAATGCTTACAACGACATCATCATTGATGCAGTCAACCAACTGCGCACTATCGATGAGTTAGCAGCACCGGTCAAGGCGGCCAGGCTGCGGGCGATTTTGGCGCAGCTGAAGGACAGCCTCAATACATGGGCAGGCGATAGCAGTGAGATCACGGCAACTGAGCTGCAAGGTTTGGCGCAGTTGCAGTCTGAGTTTGTGGCTGATCAATTGGCAAAAGCACTGCCTGCCGGGATGCGTGATGCAGTGCGTACCGTTGAGATCAGCCCGCAGTTTGCGCAGTCAGTTGTCACTACTGATCCGACGCAGCTGAACGTCGTGACGCTCAGCGATGATTTGTTTGCTGCAGTGCAAGGCGCACCGCAGACCTACAGCTTGACTGCTGCGCAGGGTGCCACTATCACGCTGCCGAATGGCGCGGTCGTGGAAAAGGCATTTCGTGGCATCGCAGTTGATCAGGCCGAGCGGTTCAGCCAGGTGGTGCGCAATGGTTTACTGACCGGTGAGACTACGCCTGACATTGCCAAGCGGCTTATCGGGAGCCTGCAGTTTGGCGAGGAGGCAAAGACCGTGCGGCAATTGATCGCTGCAGGTGGCCAGTCCACAGCAGTGGCCAACAATCAGGTGATGTCGCTCGTGCGCACCAGCATCAACCAAGTGGCAAATACGGCCGCGATGCAGGTGTATGAAGCAAACCAAGACATCACCAAAAAGTACAAATACGTTGCCACGCTCGATAGCCGCACCAGCGCCATATGCCGCGCGCTTGATGGCAAAGAGTTTGAATACGGCAAAGGTCCAACGCCTCCGCAGCATTTCGGATGCCGGTCAACCATCGTGGCCGTGATCGACTCCGCCATCCTTCCGCCATCAACGATCGCCAAGCGCGCCAGCCGTGGCGGTCCGGTACCGGCTGATATGACATACGGCGAATGGTTGGCCAAGCAGCCTGCCTCCGTGCAAGCCGAGGCGCTTGGCGCCAGCAAGGTGCCGTACTTTCAAAGACTATCCAATAAGTACGGACCGAAGAACGCCATTGCCAAGCTGGTGCGTGATGATGGTTCAGAGCTTACGCTGAAGCAACTGCAGCAACGTTATGGCCCTGCCTGATCTGCGCCACTTTGCCAAGCGCGGGATTTTCTACATCAGTTCCGATCCTGTTGAAGCGCTTGTCGGTGAAGCGTGGGTGCCGGCCATCTACACCGATAAGGGTTGGGCATCAGCCGATGGCGCTACGCTGTTGCCATCTGTCACTGAATGGCGCCATGGCCAAGAAGAAGGACAAGGTAGCCAAGGTGATGGGCGAGTTCAAGCGCGGGACACTGCAGACCGGCAAGCCAGGCCCCGGCAAGGGCGCAAAGGTCAAAAGCCGGAAGCAGGCAATAGCAATCGCGCTGAGTGAAGCTGGTAAATCCCGCAAGAAAAAGTGATATAGAGTGGTGACGCACAATTAACCCTGCGGGTTATTCATGTCCGACGAAATCAATCAGCAGTCCGCGACCGCTGATACCGAAGTGCTGCAGCGCAGCATCGAGGCGCTAGAGGCCAAAAACAAAGAGCTGATCTCAGAATTGCGGCAAGCCAAAAAGGCGCCGAAGGTTCCAGATGGCATTGACGTTGACGAGCTGCTGGAGTTCAAGCGACGCGCGGAGCAAACTGAACTTGAATCACAAGGGAAATACTCCGAAGCCCGACAGGCTTTGGAGCAGCAGTTCCGTGAGGCGGCGGCGCAAAAGGACCAGCGCATTGCAGAACTTGAAGCCCGCGTCCGCGAGCTGGAGTTGATAGCGCCAGCCGTTTCGGCATTGGCTGATCTGGTACATGACCCTGACATGGTGCTTAAGACTAAGCTCAGCGCTGATCGCATGGAACGCGAGGCTGATGGCACCGTCGTGGTGGTCGATGGCTACCAGCGCACGCCGGTCGGGGAATGGGCTAAGACGCTGCCGGCATGGATGCAGAAGCAACCCAAACCGCAGGGCAGCGGCGCACCAAGTGGCGGCAGCGGTGCTAGCGGCCTGCCAGCTGGCGTGAAAAATCCATTCCTGCCTGAGTTCTTCAACCTCACCGAACAGTCCAGGTTGTATCGAACTGATCGAGACCTTTACGACAGATTGCGCGCAGCTGCTAAGGTATAAGCACAACCGGCTGCGCTGGTGATACCGGGCTGCGCCCATCGCAAACCATTCTGAGGATTCATCATGGCGACCCTTCGCTCTGATGTCATCATCCCAGAGGTGTTCACTCCCTATGTGGTTGAGCAAACCACCCTCCGTGATGCCTTCCTGGCAAGCGGTGTGGTGCAGCCCATGGCCGAGCTGAACGCTACTGAAGGTGGTGACACCGTGCAGGTGCCCTTCTGGAAGGCCAACCTGTCCGGCGACTTTGAAGTGCTGTCCGACAGCACCAGCCTGACGCCTGGCAAGATCACCGCCGACAAGCAAGTCGGTGTGATCCTGCATCGTGGCCGTGCATGGGAAGCGCGCGACCTTGCAGCGCTTGCTGCCGGCAGCGACCCCATGGCCGCCATCGGCTCGAAGGTGGCTGATTATGTGGCCAACCAGCGCCAGAGGGATCTGATCAAAACCCTTGAAGGTGTCTTCGGCGCCCTGACCGGTTCTGATTCGCCTGCCTTCTCGGCTCTGCGTTTTGACACCAGCGGCATGACTGCGCTTGGCCCCCGCCAATGCGCAAAGGCTCGTGCGCTGCTGGGCGATCAAGGCGACAAACTGGCTGCTGTTGCGATGCACTCGGCCGTCTATTACGACTTGGTTGAGCGCAAAGCGATCGACTACATCACCAATACCGAGGCCCGCCTCAGCACCCCTGCGACTGGCGCCAGCACCATCAACGCCATTGGCGGTTCGGTGGTCAATGCTTACGGTGAAGTGACTGTCCCCACCTACATGGGACTGCGCGTGATCGTGTCGGATGACCTGGCGCCCACCAGCACCAACTATCCGGTGTACTTCTTCACTGCAGGTGCTGTTGCTTCTGGCGAACAGCTTGCGCTGCGCACTGAAACTGATCGTGATATACTCAGCAAAAGCGATGCCATGAGTATCGACCTGCACTATTGCTACCACCCTGTTGGTGCAAAGTGGGGCGGCTCGGTGAACCCGACCGGTGCGCAGCTTGCCACTGTTGGCAACTGGACCAAGGTGTACGAAACCAAGAACATTGGTATCGTGCGCGGCACCGTCACCTCCAACTACTGAGGTAACTAGCCATGCCTTCTCAGTTTGAAGCAGTAGCCGGCAAGTCGCTGGGCTATGTCTCCGGTAATGGTGGTGCCGTCACCCAAGGCACCAGCAAGTCCACTGGCGTCACGCTGTCCAAGCCGTGCGGCCAGATCACCACTCATGATGCCTCCCTCACGGGCGGCAATGAGGTGAGCTTCGTCGTTACCAACACCTTCGTGGCCTCCACGGATGTTGTGGCAGTGGCGATCCAGTCTGGCGCTACCACCGGCACTTATGTGGCCAGTGTCAGCGCTGTGGCTGATGGCTCCTTCACCTGCACGCTGTCCAACCTGGGCACCACTGCAGGCGAAGCGCTGGTGATCAACTTCGTGGTGCTGAAATCCGCTGCCGCCTGATGGGTTTATTCGCATTCCGGCGGATGCGTGAACGTGAGGCCGCTTCTCAGGAGGCGGCCTCTATTTCTACGTCAGAGCCTACACTGACACTAGAGGTGCAGACCGATGCCAGTAGCGATCGACGCAACAGCGGGCGGCGCAAACGCCAACAGCTACCTAACACTGGCGGCAGCGCAGTCGATCATTGACGGCATGGTCGAGAATGCCGACGTGACGGCATGGGGTACTGCAACTACTGATCAAAAGAACCGTGCACTGGTGAGCGCCACGCAGCGCCTTGATCGTGAGCGTTTTCTTGGTGCCCGCACTGATGACACGCAAGCGCTGCAATGGCCGCGTACTGGCGTACGCAAGCCCGATACCTACATCAACACCTACGCAGTTGGCTTTCCGTTCAGGATCACCACGGATTACTTTGCCGATGATGAGATCCCGGATCAGGTGAAGCGCGCGCAGGTCGAGCTGGCGGTGTACCTCAACAACAACACCGATGGCATTGGCCTGAGCGGACTGGAGGATTATCGGTCCGTAAGTATTGGCAGTTTGAACGTGACAACCAATACTTCAGGTGCAGTCGGTGCCGATAAGATCCCGCCAATGGTTGAGCGGTATCTGACCGGGCTTAGACTGGGCGGACCTGGCAACATTGCAATCCGCAGGAGCTGACCATGGATCGCGCCTATTCGATTGGTTTTGAATACATCAGCGATACCGCTGCGCACACCGGCCGATTCCGCGAGATCTATGCCGTTGCTGATGCCGTGATCAATACTGCCACGATTGCCAATGCCACCGGCAACACCTTTAGCGCGGTGCCGCTTAATGCTGGCGATAGCATCCATGGCGTCTTCACCAGTGTTACGCTCACCTCCGGCAAGGTGATTGCCTACAAGGTATGAGCATTGCACCTTCGCTGCGCAAGGTAGCCAGCAAGCTTGTTGCAAAGTTTGGCGGTGAGGCCACATTGCGCCGCGTGGTGGCTGGCGTCTACAACCCCGAAACCGGCAAGTCGGGTGAAACCGTCATTGATACTGCATTGCGCGGCGTACTGCAGGACGTGACTAGGCGTGAGGTGAATGAACTGGTGCAGGCGGGTGATAAACGCCTGATCATTGCAGCAGCTGATACCACTGCAGTGCCAACCCCAACTGATCGCATCATTATCAACGGCCGCAGCCTGCAGATCATTGAGGTGCGCACAATCGAGCAGGATAACCAGCCGATCACCTATGAGTTGATCCTGAGGGACTGATGACGCGCACAATTACGATCGGCCAGATTGGTAGCTACGCGCAGGAGCAGGCGGAAAAGCTGCTGCGCGCCGCTGTTCTGGAGACGGATTCTCTTGTCAAGCAAGCCAGCCCGGTTGATACAGGGCGCTTCCGTGCTAGCTGGCAGGTTGGCGAGAACGCAGCCCCTGGCGGACGGGTGCCTGAGGGCAGTTATCCTTCCGCACCACCACTCACGCGGATTGGGTATCAACGTGAAACCTTGGGCAACCTTTACAGCGTGCACAACAACTTGCCATATGCAGAGCCGTTGGCTAATGGCCACAGCACTCAAGCTCCACGCGGCTGGGTTGATGGCATCGCCAATGACGTGCGTGGTCGCGTGCGGCAGGCAGCAGAACGCATCGGCAGGGAATCATGAGCCTTTCTGACATCCGCTACACGATCGAGCAGCGCATCGCCACCGAAATGGCCAAGGCGCCGCCGTATCCGGTCAGCTTTGGCAATGCACCCTTCAGCCCACCAAACAACACGCCATGGGTGCAGGTGGTGATCAACTATGGCGATGATGCCTACGCCACGATCGCGGACTTTAACCGTCAGAACGGCACCCTTGCGGTCAACATCTACGCGCCAACGGGCGGTGGTGCTGCAGTGGCATTGGCTGCCGCAGATCGCATCAAGGCATTATTTGATCGCGTCAATGTCGATGGCATTATCTTCAATGCCGCCAATGGGCCGTCAGTTGTAACGCCCGCCTCACCTGAAGCCTATTATCAGCTTCAACTCATAATCACGTTTGAGGCATATCAGTAGACTGGCAGCAAAGCCACTGCCCGACCAATGGCCGTTACCGTCCTGTCCGGCACGTCCGGCGCCCTTTACTACAAGCCCGCTGGCACTACCGGAACTTTCGGTGAAGCTGGCGTGAACACCACCACCGAGACCATCACCACGCAGTCATACCTCGGCTATCGCGTGGGTGATCCGGTCAAATTCCGCGTCGTCAACAGCCAAACCGGCGAATCCGGTACCGGCACGCTGCCCGCTCCGTTGTCGGCCGCCACGACCTATTACGTGATCGCCTACACCGCTGCCACCGGCGAACTGCAGGTATCCACATCTGCTGGTGGTGCAGCGGTCAACCTGAGCGACGATGGCACCGCAGCATCGCCCAATGAGTTTGAGGTGTACTACGCCGACTATGCCGTGGTTGGCCAGGTGCGTTCGTGGTCGTTTGAGATCACCCGCTCCGAGCTGGATGTCACAACCATTGGCCAGACCGCAGCGCAGTATGCGCCGTTCCGTAAGTACATCGTTGGATTTGCTGATGGCTCTGGATCCTGCTCGGTGTATGTGACCGATGAGGATGCTGCACTGTCTAACCGTATGGTTGAAGACGTGCTGCAACGCCAGCAGGTGGGCTGCGGCTTCAAGCTGTACACCGACAAGCAAAGCACTGAGGTGTTGAGCCGCTCGATCAGCATGGACGCCGTGGTGCTCAGCGCCAGCCGTAATGTCAACCCCGACGACCCGCAGATGGTGGACATCAGCTTCCGCCCGTCTGGTAATGTCACCTTTGATCTCAGCTCCAGCAGCTGATACGCTTAGTTTGGTGAGGTTGCCAGGCCCCAGTTGTGACGCTGGGGCTTTTTTGTGGCTGCTAGAGTTATGCCACCACCACGCAAATCAATGGCTTCTACTCTCGCCAAGTTGAAGGCTGCCGCTAACTTCAAGCCCACCAAACGCACAGTGACGCTCAGCAATGGCGAGGTGTTGGAGTTTTGGGCTACACCGCTGAACATGGCGGAACGCGAGACTGCGACTGACATGATGGGCGGCAACACGCCGAATGGCTTTGCGCTGAACTTGCTGGTGATGAAGGCCGTTGATGATACTGGCAGGCGTCTGTTTCAGGCTGGCGAAATTGCTGAGCTGAAAAATGAGGTGCTCGATGATGATCTTCAGGCGATGATGCTGGCAGTAATCACCAACCCAGAGGAGCCGAAGCAACTTGACATGAAAAGCGCTGAAGGCAGCGCTAAAGCGTGACAAGCTGCTGATGCTGCAGATGGGTGTAGCCAAGGAGATTGGTTGCACCCTGGCGGAACTCAAAAGCAAGATGACCATGGAGGAGTTGATGCTGTGGTCGGCATGGTTTGAGCTGCAGCATGATGAGATGCAAAAGCGCCGGTAGACTGATACCAATAGGAGGATGCCGTGTCTGCCGTTGCTAATGTTGCGATCGAGATTGATGCACGTAGCGCAATCGGCCAGTTGCGGCAACTGCAAGGGCAGGCCGGGCAAACAGAACGGGCATTTAGTGGGCTGACCGCAGCAGCAGGAAAACTTGCTGTTGCTGCAGCAGCAATTCAAGCTGCGCGGTTTGTTTTTGCGAAGACAGCAGAACTTGAGACGCAAACCCGCAGCCTGCAGGTACTGACCGGCAGTGCTGAAAAGGCAAAGGCGATCATCCAGGAGCTGCAGCAGCTTGGTGCGGTGACACCGTTCACCAGCACTGAGCTGATTGATTCGGCCAAGCGCCTGCAGGCATTTGGCGTTGAAGCAAACAAGGTTGTAGAAACCACAAAGCGCCTGGCTGATGTCAGCGGTGCAACCGGCGCTGAACTGCAGGGCCTGGTCACTGCCTATGGCCAAGTGCAGGCCAAAGGGCGCCTGCAGGGTGAAGAGCTGCTGCAGTTCCAAGAGCGCGGCGTAGCGCTACAGGAAGAGCTCCGCAAGATGTATGGCCTATCTGGCGAAGAGTTCCAGAAGGCCATGAGCAAAGGCCAAGTCAGCGCTGAGGCGGTTGAGGTTGCCGTCAAGCGACTGACTGATGCCGGTGGCAAGTACGCCAACGGCGCGATCAGTCAGTCCGATTCGTTGAACGGCAAGCTCAGCACGCTCCAAGACAGCGTTGACGAATTGGCAAGGAAAGTCGGCGGCGTGCTGTCACCAGCCGTCAAGGGAGTTATTGATTACCTGATTGGCAATGTCGGCATGGCCAACAAGCTAATCACCGACATGGGGTTGGCTTGGCAATACGTCACCAGCCAGCTTCAGCCATTCATTGATAGCATTCAACTGGTACAGGGAGCGCTGAGCAGCCTGCAGCCGCCTGACTGGCTGCGCGCTGGCCTGACGGGGATGACTGCTCCCGGCCAGATATTTAGCTGGCTTGGCCGCGGTCAGCAGGCAATCAGTGGGCTTGCTGCGCAACAGCGTGGCAGAGCCGATCTTTACGGACGCTACATTCCTGGCAGTCAGCAGATACGACCTGGCGCGGCACCAGGGGCGACTGTCATTCCTGCCCTGCTCAACGGCAATGGCGGTGGCGGTCGCGGTGGTGGAGGAGGACGAACCCGCGCTGGTAAATCTGACGCAGAGCGTGAGGCAGAACGCAGAGCAAAAGCTGCGAAAGAAGAAGAGGCTCGCGTGCAGGGAATCCTGCGTAACCGCGCCGCAGAAGTAGAAATATTTGATCTGCGTTTTCAGATTGATAGCAAAATCAACAAAGCGGAAAAAGACGGTGATCAAATGCTTGCCGCACGACTTCGCGGCGCTCAAAAAGAACTTGATCTGCAGTATCAATATGCTCAACTGCTAGCTGATCCACAAAATAAGGACGCGCGGATTCAAGAACAAATTACCTATCAGGGTACAATGGAAATCCTAAGCAATCAGATATTAGTTGAACGGGAATTGGAGGAGATTCAAAAGCAGCGCAACCAAAACCAAATGAATGGCCTTCAGGCTGTAATCGAGAAACAATATCAACTCAATACGGCGGTGCAACAGCAGCTGCAACTTGCGGATAGTATTGCAAACACCATTGGCCAAGGTATCGCATCTGCATTTGATGGGCTGATTACAGGCTCCGAAAATTGGGGGCAAAGCCTGCAAAAGATTGCATCAGGTGTTTTGACTGATATTGCAAATCAACTTATCAGGATCTTCATTATCGAGCAGGCGGTCAATGCGATTAAATCATTCTTGACCCCATTCAGCCCTGCGACGCCATTTAGTGCTGGTGGTGGAATGGTTGGCAAGTTTGGCACGCTTGGTCCAAATTATGGAATACCACAACGCGCCATGGGCGGCCCCGTCACCGCCGGCCAGTCCTATATCGTTGGCGAGCGCGGCCCTGAGTTGTTTACGCCTGGCATCGGTGGCAGAATCTCGCCTAATGGTGGTAGCAGTGGCGGCATTAACGTGGTGGTAAATGTAGACGCCAAGGGTACGCAAGTGCAGGGAAGTGATCAAGATGGCAACCAGCTTGGCCGTGTTGTGTCAGCTGCAGTTCGGCAAGAGTTAATCTACCAACAACGTCCCGGCGGATTGCTCGCCGCGAGGTAACACATGGCCGCATTCCCGTCCTACCAGCCGCTGTATCAAGCGAACAAAAAGTCTGAGCCCAAAATGCGCAATGTGCAATTTGGCGATGGCTACCAGCAGCGCGTCACTTTTGGATTAAATCAAAACCCCAAAGAATGGTCACTGACCTTTGACGTGACCGATACCGAAGCCGATGAGATTGAGGCCTTCCTCGATGCTCGCGCCGTTGATGCTGCCAGCTTTGACTGGACACCACCAGATACAAACACCAGCTACAAATGGATCTGCCAATCATGGAACCGCGAAATGCACGACTTTGAACGCAGCCGCGTCAGTGTCACATTCCGCCAAGTGTTTGAGCCATGAGCGTACCCGTCTCAGCGCTGCAGGAGATTGCACCCGGCGCGATCATCGAGCTGTTTCAGCTGGAGCTGAACGCTACCCAGCATGGCGTCAGTGAGATTTACAGGTTCCACGCCGGCACCAGCCTGAATGCTAACGGTGAGCTGGTGTGGGCTGGCCAGAGTTACCTGCGGTTCCCGATCGAGGCCGAGGGTTTTGAGTACAGCGGCAATGGCCAGCTGCCACGGCCGAAGGTGCGGGTGAGCAACATCATGGGCACCATCACAGCGCTGCTGCTGAGCTTGCCGGATGGGTTGGAGGGCGCGAAGTTCACCAGGATCAGGACGCTGGCACGCTACATCGACGGCGCCAATTTCCCCGGCGGCGTGAACCACCTAGGCACGCCTGACCCGACAGCTGAGTTTCCGCGTGAGGTGTTCTACATCGACCGCAAGGTGGTGGAAACCCGCGATGTGGTGGAGTTTGAGGCGTGCGCAGCGTTTGACCTCGCTGGCATCAGAGCCCCTAAGCGTCAGTGCATCGCCAATATCTGCCAGTGGGTTTACAGGTCCGCTGAGTGTGGATACACGGGTGGACTGCCCACCTGTGACAAGACGCTGGATGCGTGCAAGGCGCACTTTGGTGCCTACGCCGAGCTGCCATTCGGATCATTCCCAGGCATCGGAACCTACACCGTCTGATCATGACCGACTGGCGCACCGCTGCACTCGACCACGCCAAAGCTGAAGACCCGCGCGAGGCCTGCGGCCTGGTGGTGGTGGTCAAGGGCCGCGAGCGCTACTGGCCATGCCGCAACCTGGCCGCCGGCACCGAGCAGTTCATCCTCGACCCTGACGACTACGCCGCGGCCGAGGATGCCGGCGAGATCGCGGCGGTGGTGCACAGCCACCCGGTCACGCCTCCGATCCCGAGCCAGGCCGACCTGCTGGCGATCGAACGCACCGGCCTGCCTTGGTGGATCGTCAACCCCAAGACCGAGGCCTGGAGCGCTGAGCTGCTGCCCACCGGCTACCAGGCGCCGCTGATCGGCCGCGAGTGGGTCTGGGGGCTCACCGACTGCTGGACGCTGACGCGCGACTGGTACGCCGAGCACGGCCTGCAGCTGCCGGACTGGGAGCGGCCGCTGACGCCGGAGCTGTTCGAGGCTGAGCCGCTGTTCGACCGCTACTGGAAGGACGCAGGCTTCCGCGAGCTCGAGGATGACGACCAGCTCAAGCCGGGCGACGCGCTGCTCATGAGCATCAGCGGGCCAGGCCTCAACCATGTCGGCGTCTACATCGGCGACCAGCTGGTGCTGCATCACATCCGCGGCCGGCTGAGCAGCCGCGATCTCTATGGAGGCTGGCTGCAGAAGTGCACTGGCCGCAGGCTTCGCCATTACGATGTAGGGAGGCTCCGGCTCGGCTGATGTTGCGTACGATCCGCATCTACGGGCGCCTGGCGAAGTTCCTGAAGCGCCGGAAGTTCCAAGCCGACGTGGCGAGCGCGGCCGAGGCTGTGCGCTTTCTGCTGGCCAACTTCCCGCAGCTGGAAAAGCACATGGCTGACCAGCATTACCGGGTGAGCGTTGGCAGCTACGACCTGACCGAACAGGAGCTGGGCGACCCGAGCGGCGAGCAGGAGATCAGGATCATCCCGGTGGTCACCGGCGCCGGCACTGTTGGGCGGATCATCGCTGGGGTGGCGCTCGTGGCGTTTTCGCTGCTGTTTGCCCCTGGGGCAGCCCTGGCTGGCGGTCTGCTGACCCTCGGTCCCACCGCGGTGTCAATCGGTGTCGGCATCGGCCTGAGCCTGGCGCTCGGCGGCGTGGCGCAGCTGCTCACGCCGGTGCCAAGGCTCAACCCTGGCACCACTGCCGACACGAACAAGGATCCCCGCAAGAGCTACAGCTTCTCCGGCATTCAGAACACCAGCCGTCAGGGCATCCCGGTGCCGATCGTCTACGGCGAGACCCTGGTGGGCTCCGTGGTGATCTCGGCCGGCGTTGACACCGTGCAGGTGGCCGCATGAAGCGGATCGTCGGCGCCGGTGGTGGTGGCGGGTGCTTCCTCGGGCACACGCTGATCCGCACGCCTGAGGGGCAGCGCGCGATCGAGACGCTGCAGCCCGGCGACCTGGTGCTGAGCTTCGATGATCGCGGCGAGCTGCACCAAGGCAAGATCCTGAAGGTGCACGTGCACGAAGGCGAGCGGGTGATCCGCTACCGCCTGTGGGGCGGCGCCGTGCTCGATGCCACCCCGAACCACTGGGTACTGAACCAGTTCAACGCCTTCGTTGAGATCGACACGCTCGGCCCCGACGACTGCTTGGTGGACGAGAACGGCCACCTGCGGCCGATCGTGGAACGCAGCGAGTTCTGCGTCGGCACCGTCTATAACCTGACCGTCGAGGGCCACCACACCTTCATCGCCGGCGGCATCCGCGTGCACAATGCCGGCCTCGGCCTGGGCATCGCTGGCGCCGGTGGTGGTGGCCGCAGCAAGGGCGGCGGCGGCAGCACCTCCACGCCGACCGAAGTCGGCGACAGTCTCAACTCGACGCAGTACGCCAACCTGGTCGATCTGATCAGCGAAGGTGAGATCGAAGGCCTGAAGAACGGTCACCAGTCGATCTTCGTCAACAACACGCCGCTGCAGAACGCCGACGGCACCTACAACTTCCAGAACGTCACCGTCTACACGCGCAACGGCACGCAGAACCAGGCCTACATCCCGATCGCGGCCGACGTTGAGAGCGAGGTGCCGGTGAACGTGACGGTGCAGCAGGCCACCCCGGTGGTTCGCAGCATCACTGACAACACCGTCAACGCCGCGCGCGTCACGATCACGGTGCCGGCGCTGCAGCAGTTCACCGACAAGGGCGACATTCTGGGCACCGATGTGCGCCTGCAGATCGCCGTTCAGTACAACGGCGGCGGCTACACCACGGTCATCGACGACACGATCGCCGGGCGCACGGGCGATCAGTATCAGCGCGACTACCTGGTGAACCTGACCGGCGCGTTCCCGGTCGATGTCAAGGTGACGCGCGTCACCGCCGACAGCGCCAGCGCCAAGCTGATCAACGCCTTCAGCTGGAGCTCCTACACCGAGATCACCTACGCGAAGCTGCGCTACCCCAACAGCGCCCTGGTGGCGATGCGGGTGGACGCCGAGCAGTTCAGCTCGATCCCCGGTCGCTCCTACCTGATCCGCGGGATCAAGGTCCGCATCCCTTCCAACGCCACGGTGGATGCGGCCACCGGCCGGCTGATCTACAGCGGCGTGTGGAATGGCAGCTTCGGCGCTGCGCAGTGGTGCTCCGATCCGGCCTGGATCCTGTGGGATCTGCTGACCTCGACCCGCTACGGCTTCGGCAACCACGTCCAGGCCGCGCAGCTCGACAAGTGGGCGTTCTATGCCGCCAGCCAATACGCCTCCGAGCTGGTGCCCAACGGCTTCGGCGGCCAGGAGCCGCGCTTCTCCTGCAACGTCAACATCCAGACGCAGGAAGAGGCCTACAAGCTGATCAACGACCTGTGCTCCACCTTCCGGGCGATGCCCTACTGGAGCACCGGCGCGCTCACGATTAGCCAGGACAAGCCCAGCGACCCGGCCTACCTGTTCACGCTGGCCAACGTGTCAGAGGAAGGCTTCAGCTATTCAGGCGGCAGCCTGAAGACCAGGCCGACGGTCGCGGTGGTGAGCTACCTCGATCTCACCCTGCGCGACATTGCCTATGAGGTGGTCGAGGATCAGGCCGCGATCGCCAAGTACGGCGTGGTGACGACGGAGGTGTCGGCATTCGCCTGCACCAGCCGCGGCCAGGCCGGGCGGATCGGCGAATGGCTGCTCTACTCCGAGCAGTACGAATCCGAGGTGGTCACCTTCACCGCCTCGATCGACGCCGGCGTGGTGGTGCGGCCTGGCCAGATCGTCGAGATCAGTGACCCGGTGCGCTCAGGTGCTCGCCGCGGCGGCCGCATCCGCTCGGCCACCACCACCACGGTCACGGTGGACAACGCCACTGACCTAACGCCCACCGGCGGCACGTTCTCGGTGATCCTTTCCGACGGCACCGTGGCCTCGCGCGTGGTGAGCAGCATTGCCGGTTCGACGGTGACGCTGGCCGCGGCGCTACCAACCGCACCGAACGCGAACAGCATCTGGATCTACGAGACGCCCAACATCCAGGCATCGACCTGGCGCGTGATCAGCGTAACCGAGCAGGACCAGGCGCAGTACCAGATCACAGCGCTGGCCTACAACGCCAGCAAGTACAACTACATCGAGCGCGGCCGGCCGCTGACGCAGCGCGACATCACCGACCTAAACGAGATCCCTCCGGCGCCGACCAACTTGCAGGCCGTCGAGGCGCTCTACGAGAACAACGGCCGGGTGCTGTCCAAGCTGATCGTGAGCTGGCAGCCGGTGCCGGGCGTCAGCTCCTACCGCTACCGCTACCGGCTGCAGAACGGCAACTGGACCAGCTCCACGCAGCAGCGCCCCGACTTTGAGATCCTCGACACCACGCCAGGCACCTACGAGATCGAGGTGTACAGCGTCAACGCTGGCCTGCGCTCTTCCGTGCTGCCGGCGCGGCTGATCTTCAACGTGATGGGCAAGACGGCACCCCCGGCTGACGTGACCGGCCTTTCACTGGTGCCGATCGACCAGGCCAGCGCCATCATCAGCTGGGAGGCATCGACCGAGCTCGATGTGAAGATCGGCGGCAAGGTGCTGATCCGTCACACGCCTGAGCTCACGGGCGCCATCTGGGAGAACAGTATCGAGATCGTGCCGGCTGCGTCCGGCAACCAGACGCAAAAGCAGGTGCCACTGCTCGAGGGCACCTACCTGCTCAAGTTTGAGGATGACGGCGGTCGCCGCTCGCTCAACGCCACGCTGATCGTCGCCGATCTGCCAACCCCGCTGCCGCGCCTGCTGGTGCAGACCTATGCGGAAGACCAGGAGACGCCACCGTTCAGCGGCAACCTCACGGACATGTTCTACGACGCCGGGCTCGATGGCCTGGTGATCTCGACCGGGATCTTTGTCGATGACATGGCGCCGCCAGGCGACTGGGACGCGCTGCCGTCGATCGACGGAGTAGGCGGCGTGCTCGGCTCGGGCGAGTACGAGTTCGGCTCGACCCTCGACATGGGTGGCGTCTTTGACCTGAACATGCAGCGGCGGTTCTTGATTCGCCCGTACCTGCCGGCTGGGCTATGGGACGAGAAAACGGCGCTGATCGACACCTGGACAGAGATTGACGAAAACAACCTCGACCAGGTGAACGCCAGGCTTTACGTGCGCAGCACCACGGACAACCCGGCCGGCACCCCGACCTGGAGCGACTGGCGGGAATTCGCCAACGCCATCGTGCGCGGCCGCGGCTTCCAGTTCAAGACGATCGCCACCAGCTCCGATCCGGCGGTGAACATCCTGATTGACGAGCTCGGCTGCGTGGTGGAGCTGCAGCAGCGCACCGAACAGTCGGCAACGCTGACCAGTGGTGCCGGCACATATACGGCAATATTTGCGAATCCCTTCTATCAAGCCCCCAGCATCGGAGTGACAGGCTTCAACATGAGCACCGGCGACTACTTCACGATCGGCTCCGTGACGCGCACTGGATTCCAGGTAACCTTTAGGAACAGTGCCGGCGCTGCTGTGAGCCGCCAGTTCACCTACACCGCCATCGGCTACGGCCGGGAGATCATCTGATGGCTCAGCACGATTACAACATTGCCAACCAGTCCGGCCAGGCGTTCCGTGCTGACCTGAACAATGCGCTGGCAGCGATCGTCAGCCAGAACAGCGGCGCGTCGGCTCCGAGCACCACCTACGCCTACCAGTATTGGGTAGACACCAGCACAAGCCCGGCGACGCTGAAGCAGCGCAACAGCTCAAACAACGCCTGGATCACGATCGGCCTGCTCGACACCGCTAACCTTCAGGCGGGCTTGGCCAGCATCGTCAACGCCGACGTGAACGCAAACGCTGGCATCGTGTCCAGCAAGCTGTCATTCACGCAGAGCGGAACCGGAGCTGCAGCCCGAACGGTGCAGGCGAAGCTGCGCGACGTTATCAGCGTCAAGGATTTTGGCGCGACAGGCGACGGCACCACGGATGACACAGCCGCGATCCAAGCAGCCATCAACGCCGCGAGGTTGGTCAATGGCGTCGTCCGGTTCCCGCCCAACAACACCAGCCAGATCTACAAGATCACCAGCCCGCTCACCTGCGACGGTCCTATCAGCATCATTGGAGACGGCCCGCAGGCAGTCACGATTTGGGCGCAAGGCTTTACGGCAGGCCAGTTCATTCTTGACTTCAACCTGCCCTCTGCCAGCAACTGCTTCTTTGACATCCAGGGAATCACGCTCAGGAGCAACAATGGAACGCCCAACGGCCTGCGGCTGAAGAATACATCCTACTGCACTATTAAGAACCTTCAGATCTACAACGCCGCCAAGGGCGTTGAGATTTCTGGCAACAACTGCTTCTCTAATTTCTTTGAAAACCTGGTCTGCTACCAAATATCGGGTCGAAGCGTTCACTTTGCGTCCTTTACAGGGGGCGGCCACTACACCTTTAGTCACTGCACCTTCACCGGCAACTATGGCTTCGAGATTGACTCGGCAAGCAGCATCAATCAACTTGCCTTTGTAAGCTGCAACTTTGAGCAGTGCGTCACTAACAGCTTTTCAACGGTTGGCACTGTTCAAGGCCTGTCTTTCGTTGGATGCCGGACGGAAGGCTTGGACGGCGCCTCTGACTTTTCGATCTATCCGTCTGCTGGGAACGAAGTTACTGGTCTCAGTGTCACTGGATGTTATTTCACGACTGATGCTGGAGCTTCAGTTCCTATTTTCTTAGGCGGCAACAGCGGGGCTGTGCGAGGTTTTCAGATCTGCGGAAACCATGTTGAATACGCAGCTTCTGCCAACTTTGTAACACTCAACGGCGACGGAGAGTCAGGCCTAATCGCTGGCAACTATTTCAATCTGACCACAACGACGCCAACAAACGTCAGACGTCCTGGTGTTGTCGTCTACGGCAACGAGAACGGATCCGGCAAATGCACCGAAAGCTGGGGCAATGCGAACTGGGGCATCGAAGAAGGCAGCTTTACGCCTTCATGGCAGGGCGTCACTGTCACAGGCAACACCGTTCCCCGCAGCAACGTTGGTCGTTACCGACGCGCTGGAAACATGGTGACGGTGTGGATTCTGGGCGACTATGTGCTGAACAGTTACACCACTAAGCCAACGGGACAAGTTCGGATCTCAAATCTTCCATTTGTCGCGGCATCCGATCACATCACTGTCGAGTTCCCTGCTACAGCGTCGCGAGTCACGCACAGCATGCCAATCTTTGGGGCGCTGTACGGCGGCAGCAACTCATTACTGCTGTTCGAGGAAGCAAACAACCTCTTGAACAGTCCCACAGCGCTGGATTGGACTGCCATCAGGGATCCCTTCGGCAACCTGTCCATGCAATTCAGCTATCGAATCTGATCATGACTGAACCGACCATCAACCTGATTGAGACCCACGCCACCGGAGTGGTGATGATTCGCTTTGTCGCCAAGGAGGACGGCAAAGATGACGAGTACATCCGCAGCTCGTTTGAGCCAGGCCAGGATGTCAGCGACCAGCCGCAAGAGATCCAGGATGCCTGCGCTGCAGCCTGGACGCCCGAGGTGCTGGCGGCATGGGAAGCGCGCATCAACCTGTCCATGACACCTATCGATTCCCTCGCATAAGGATTCGTGGCCGCACGCAAGACCACCGACCTCACGGCGCTCACGACGCCAACCGCCAACACTCTGGTGCCGGCGGTGGATCTCACTGAGACGCTTGCGTCCAATCAAAACAAGAAGCTGGCGCTCAGCGACCTCACTAAAGACCTGAGCGCAGCACCTGGTGGTGCCTACATCACGCAGCCCGGCAGCTACTTCGAGATCAAGGCGATCGGTTCGGCCGGTTCCAACAGCACGAACGGCACCTGGAGCGCCAGCTGATGGCCGTAAGAGCTAAAACCGGCACCGCTCGCGTCGAGCACCAGCCCGGCAAGCCGAAGACCACCCGCCAAGGCCAAGGCCAGCACAGCAAACCTAGCCACGGCCGCAAGAAGCTTCGGGGCCAAGGCCGCTAAGCTGGGCTTATGGCTATCGCACCCGGCACATAC